AATAGTTATCGTGTCAGTAGAAATAGGCTCTATAGTGTTGTCTAAAATAATCATACGGTCACTGCTCAATATCCTAGCACCGTCTACAAGCTCGTCAGCGTACTTCTGAACGATTGTATTTGGGGTATATATAACCGTAGTGCCTGCTGTCGGAACGCCTGTAACAGGGTCTATAGAGCCTCCTGTGGTGCGTTTAATCTCACCTACAGCACCAAACTTAGTAATCAGCTTAGAGGCAGTTGCCGCCATGCTGTCATAAAAAGCTGTACTCATTATCCCATCACCAACGGTACACCAAGACCGCCACGAACCATAAGAGCAGCTAGCAATGATTGGCTGCGTGAATGTCTAGCGATGCGTTGGCTGTCAGCTATAGCATATTCAACCTTAACTGCGCCTTTCACTTCTTCGCTCTTAACGCCCACTGCGCCAGATTGTGAAAGGTTATATAAGTCTTCACCTGCTTGAATGTCTAAAGCTAGTGACATCTGGCAATCTTTGACTAATGTAGGTATTTCGTTGTTTTGCCAACTAAAATTATCTAAGTCGGTCAAATTATTGCGCGGGTAAGATAACGGCTGATAACGCTCTACCATGTCACCCATTAATTGAGATTCTTTACTAGCGATATACTGGGCTGCTTTTATTAGCTGTATTTTAAAAGCATTGGTATCTTCAACAGTAACGCCAAAGCCCTCAGCATAGGCCGTGTATTCAGCTATAGTGACATAGGTATTAGCACCTGTAACGATGCTGCCATTCTCAACAATCAAGGTAGCCATTTGATATTCCTACTTGCCTTTCGGCTTCTTTTTCTTGCCTTTGTTATACATAATAATTACCACTTAACCTTGTTTGCCCAGTATGCGCCACTCATTTTGCCTTTCTTTATATTTTCTGCGTGTCTTGCTTTAAAAGAAGCTCTACGAGCAGCGTCAGCTTTGCTTTCATTTGCGCGTTTTGGTGAACCGGAAACCCCCTGTTGTCCGAAGCGAATCGTTTTCACTTTATCACCTTCTTTTGCGACAACTACATGGGATTTTGTTGGATGCTGAGGAGTGCGCTTAGGTTGGTTGTATTTATCTAGCCCTAAACGAGTAAGTCTTGAATCTTTTGCCATGATAACTCCACATGCATCTATGTATACCCGTGTAAAACGTAATAAGTGTAAAAAGTGATATAACTGTAATAAGTGTTACAACCCAATACCTGTGTACCTTTCGCGCTCTCTAACAGCCAATTTTCTCTAAACTCTGATTTCGGTTTGTACGGTTTTTACACTTTTACAGAGGGAGCGGCTTTTCACAAAAGTTCGTACAAAAGAGAAAGGAAAAGGGGAGCCGAAGCCCCCCATTCCGTTTAGCCGTTTAGCCGAGAAGTACAGCAGCGAAGTCAGGCTTCCATACTTTGTAGCCGTACAAACAAGACACGTCAAACATTGCCTTGTTGTAGCCTTTATAGGCAGCTATTTCAAACACCAGACCACTAACATCGTCTTGCACTGTTAGACGGTCAACCGCAGCGTCACCGCCGACAGGTTGTGCCATTGGACGCATACCAATTTCAACAGCAGCCTTGTGAAAAGCGATGTTGCCAGTATGATCAGCACCAACAGTCAAAGCAACTCCGTCACCGAGAGACTCGCGTAGACCAGTAGCAGCGATAGTTACAACACCACCTGAAAGAGCTCCAGTTACGACATACTTGTTGGTATCACCTGCGAAAGTGATGACATCACCTGCGAGAATAGTACCAGTACCGCCATCAACTGTAATTGCAGTTGCGCCAACAGCATAAGTACCGTCAGTAACATAGCTTGAGCCAGTGCCTGCTGTGTGAGTGCCGATTCCCGCAGATTCTTTAATCATCAAGCCTTGTAAGTCAAGCAATTTGCCTTGACGTAGTAGGTCACTAGAACCTGCTTGATTGACTGACTGTAACGAAGCCTGCTGTCGCAAGTTAGTACCTGCGAGGCTGTTCATTACAATCGTAGCCATTCCGTCATTAGAAGGCATACCGTTGTCTACAAGAATCTGACGAATCTCAGCAACATCGTTAAAGTTACTAGCGAAGGGTGTTGTTCCTGCAGTACCAATGGCGCGTGATGCGTTGTTGGCAACATCAGTAGCAACTTCACTTTCGATCTGGTTAGAGATAGCCCGCATAGCTTGCTGAATCTGATCACCATAGATAGTTTCAAAGCCTGCGCCATTGTTGACGTGCTTCATGTCTTCACCTGTCCACGGAATCTGAACAGATGCTGTAGTGCTAAGAGCCATCGTCTTATTGTCTACAGTTTGGTCAGTGCCTTCGGGAATAGTCATTGACGGTGAAACAGTTGTAACAGTCGCATTACGTGTAGCAAAGGAACGAATAGTATCGCCCTGTGCTGCGCGCTCTGTAGCGTCTGAGTTAATTGTTGCTGAAGGGATAACACCGACAAGCTCACGGCCAACAATGTCTGCCGCCTTGTAGATGTCTGCCGCTAAGTCAGTAAGAACATTAGCCATGAGAGATTACCTTTAATCGTCTTTAAGTTTACCGCCATTTTTGGCGAAGTTTGCGCGTTGCGCTTGGTTCATCCGGTCAAATTCTGACCGACTTATTTCATTGACTCTAGCCCCGCTAGATTCATTGCCACCTGTACGCCCTGCGCCATTGGCCTTAGTTCCCACAATTAACGGAGCAAAAGCTGCGCTATTCTGGAATTCTGCTTTAAGCTCGTCAACGGTCATCGCTGAAGGCTTACCATCTTTGTCGAGAACAACAGTAACAGGACTGCCTTCTCTAAATTCTGTCTTCAACCGCTTTTCTAGGTGTGGCAATAAAACATCTGCTGAACCCTGAACCGCAATCTCTGCCGCTATCTTGGTTGCCGTTTGCCCACTCGTTAATTTAACAAGTGTTCCCGACATTGCATCTAGCTCTTTCTTTAGCTCTATTTCCCTAGCATTAAATTTCTCTTGCCAAGATTTATCTAAAGCCTCAGTATCATTTCCCTTCTTTGCCGCTTCAAGTCTAGCTTTATCTGCTTGCTCCGTGGCTTCCCTCGCTTTCTGCGATGCTGCCTTCTTTTCTCGCAACAATTCATCAACTTTATTCTTCAGACCAGTTAAATCTTCATTTTCTTTCTCTGGAATTCCTGTAACTTTAAGCTGATACCCAGTATCTGTTTGCTCATAAAGCCCTTGTAAGGTTTCGTCAATGTCTTCTAAAGTTTCTAACTGATATTCAATCATTTTATCACCCTGTGATTAAAGTAAGCCCAACTTACGATTCGGTCATTGTAACTTGCAAAAGATTTATGTCAATGCTAGTCAATCCCTGCTTTTTCAAATGCCAGTGGTTCTAGCTTTTGCATTTCTTCTAAAGTTATCGGTTTGAATTGTTCGTTTAGCTGTAGCTTGGTGAATTTCTCAGAAGTGAGACCACCGTTATTAAGTAGTTTTGTTCTTTTTATGCCAATTATAGATTCTTGGAAGTTTTTAGGCTGACGTTTTAACCACGAATAATAGGTCTCATCAGCAGAAACTGAAATCACTTTGCCTTTAGAGTTTCGGGCAGACCTAGTGGCATCTTCTTGCAAAAAAGCAAACCTTGCGTCTGGCACTGCTACTATTGTGCTCCTGCAGTTCAAATGTAGTGGCGGTCTTGGTCCTTTCCTGACTGGGTTTTCTTGAAAAATTTGACCATCTAATGTTCTGCATTGTGAAGAAGTTCTAGCGTCTAGTGTGCTTACCCATTTAACTTTCTTTACAATATCTGCATTTTCTGCCCACACCTGCTCTCTAGCTTGAGAGGATGCGTGTTGTAAGGCTGTTCTGGTAATAGTTTTTGCACTACGATTCATCTCACCAACAATACCATCCTTGAACTTGGCGGCTCTTGTGCCTCTGATTCTTTGCAAGATTTGGTTAGTTGTTTGGCCTTCGTAGTAGCCTGACATAATTGCCCCTGCTACCTTATCTAAAGTTTTTTTAGACATATCTTTTACAAAAGGCTCTAGCAACTGACCATTTCCAAAACCAAGCATAGTTAATGGGTTATTGAGAACAGCCACAGTAATAGCTGCTGCGGCAGGAACTACATATTCAGCAGCAGATATTTTTTCTAGTGCGCGTAGTTCGAATCCTGCCTCATACTGAGCTAAGTCTATAGATTGCTTTGCCACAGTCTTAGAGAATTCTTGCGCCAAAATATTCATATCTGCATTGACAGAAAGCAAAAGCTGATTAAGCCTATTCCTAGAAAATTCAGTTAAGTTTTTATTAGCCAAACGAGCACTAATAGATTTGTCCATATTTTTTAGAAAATCGCCAACCTTGTTAGCTTCGCCTGTCTTTAGCCTTTCGAGATAGACCTGATGGCGAGTCGCTATGTTTATTAGCTCCTCCGGTGTTGTAGCCATCAGTCTTCCTCAAGGTCAACCATGCTTTCTTGAATGCCAATTTCTTCTTGGTAATCTTCAAACTCTTTCTCGGCATGAATTAACCCATGTTTTTTCTGCCAAGCAAATAGATCACTAACTGGTAGAACACCTTGTAAGAACGAAGCCACTACCGCGTTCAGCATCTGCGCGTCTGCTTTCGGGTCAATAAAGTCTTGGCTAATTTCATACTTGCAATATGCATCATCGCGCACACCCATGAATTGGC